GCCGAGAGTGGCCATGTTGTTCCCATCAGGCCGGGTGGCCGACGTCAGGGTGAGCATCTTCTGCAGCAGTCCTGCCAGCGTGAAGTCGCACACAATGCGATCCGTTGGCTTGAAGTTGCGCTTCTGGTACTCGATGTCCTGATCGACCAGCCAGTTGTAGATCGCCGCCTTGCGGTTCTCTGCCGAGTCGTTCGTGACGAATGCAGGGCAGGTGGACACCGCGATAGGCGGAGCCGTGGCGCCGTTCCACAGCGTGGGAAGATCCGTTCCAGGCTCAACCGGGCGCCCAAAGGCGTCGGCGTTGCCCACGGATGCGTCGTAGACGTTGCCGAGCATGCGCAGCGCGAGGTTACGAGTGAACTCGTTGGACCACGCCTGGGTCAGCTCTGCGGCCACGTCGATGCCGAGCTGTGCGCGTGCATCCTCTTCGGCCTCAAGCGTCCACTCCATGCCGAGGAGCTGCTTGGTGACCTGGAGGAGCTGCCGCTGAAGAGCCAGCTTGCTCTTCTTGGGCACGCCCAGCTCAGCGGTGAGGGCGTAGTTGTATTCCGTGCTCAGCATGTTGGTGCTGTCGGCTTCACGAATGAAGTCGAGCCAGAACACATACGCCGAAGGACCTGCCATGGGCTGGACCGAGGTCCAGGGCAGCATCTGGATGTTCGCGTAGGTACGCCGAACGATCGGCATGACCATACGCGTAGGCAGCGCCAGATCCGTGGTGGCCGTGTCCTGAAGGATCACATGGCCGTTCTCCACCGGGAGCTGCCGGGAGCGCTGGAAGCGCGCCTGGTTCTCCAGGATCATGGCCATGTTGAGCTTGTCGCGCTCACTCTTCAGCTTCGGAAAGCCCTTCTGCTCGGAGGGCTCACCCAGCCAGTCGGCATCGGGCACGTACTTGCCGCTTGCCTTGCCGCTCCAACGGTCCAGAAGGATCGCCTTGTACCGATCGAGAGCCTGCGTATCGGTCAGGCGCATCGAGATGGCGTTCATCCTGGTGTCGAGAATGGCGTCTCCCGAGGTTGCTGCGGGATCGACGTCGGGCATCAGAATGCACCTCCATCGTCAGGCAGGAGAAGACCACCAACCGTCCGAGCCGATGCGCGTGCGCTCGTCTGCTCCTGGGTCAGTGCCTCACCCTCGGGTGCCGTGCCGGTTGCTGCCGGTGCCGTTGCGCCAGTTCCTTCCTTGCGAGGAAAGAGTTCCTGGAGCATGGTCTCGACAGACTTCGCCGGTGCGGCGGGCTGTGCGGGTGCTGCGGTCGCAGCATCGAGAGCGCCGAGCAGCAGAGGAACAACATGCGGCGTCGCCGATGCGACGTTGGTGATGTTCTTCTCCTGGCACAGCGCCTTGAAGACCTCACGGAACTTGACCGGGTCCGAGGTACGCTTTGCCATCTGGCTCACGAACTCGTCAAGCTCGGCCGCGTCCGCAGACGCCTTGAGCTTCCCGTTCTCCTGGGTCAGGGTGGCGATGGTCGCCTTGGCCTGCTCCAGTTCGTTCCGAAGGGGCTTCTCGATCTCTGCCACCAGCGCTGCCTGGTCGCGACGAAGCGACTCCAGAGTCAGCGGAGTGGGATCAGGCATTGTGCTCCCTTCTTTGCTTGTCTTCGGCTCTGTCTCCACCTCAACGGGCACCGCCACGGCGTTCTCGTTGAGGATCTCGATGCCGAAGGTTTCCTGAGCTGGATCGTCAGGTGCGAAGTCAATCCCTGCCATGCCCAGCTTCTCGCAGACAAGGACTGGTTCGTTGTCGAGCATCGCGTCCGCCAGAACGTGATCCCCGTTACGCGACCGCAACGACACGGCATTCAGCTTTCCGGTGCGCGCAAGAATTTGCACGTCCTTGCCGATGCTGGTCGGTGCCACTTCGATGGTCGCCATGCCAAGGCGGCCATTGCGTTCGAGTTGCACTACGTCGCCGCACGGCAGATGTGCGCCGCTCAGTGCATGGGAATGTCGTGGATAAACAGTGAGGGGTTGGCGCTTTGCCGCGACCTGCGCGTTGCCCTCCTGGATAATGGCATCCAGGGTTGACGACGGCCACATCACCTTCTTGTCGAAGCCAGTCACCTTGCTGGTGCTGCCCGCAACATAGAAGGGGACGCGGATGCGCATCACCCCGTTGTTGATCTCCTTGCCTTCGCCGTCAATGGACTCCTGAAGGATGGTGATAAGCTGCGGCAGCAGCGACGCCATCGCATCAGACGTCAGTGTCGTCGTCAGCTCGTGCTGTTGGTTCATCTATTTGCCACCCTTCTTCTTGGGAGTCGTTGCCTTGGGCTGAACAGCCACCTTGGGCGGGGTTCTCTTGATGGGCTTGAATCCCTTGGGAACCCCACCGCCGAGATCACCAGTCGTCGTGCTCATCGTCGCTCCTCAGGCAGCGTCAGTATCGACGGTGGTCAGGCGCGTGGACGTGTCCACGCCCTTGACGGAGCGCGTCGAGCCCGGCGGCTCCTTCTGATGGATCACAGGGGCGTTGGTGGGCGCGAGATCCCTGGCGCCAGCCTGGGCTGCAGCGATGGAAGCCTCCAGGTCAGCCTGGCGCTTGCTCTCCAGCTCCTCCATGATGTCCTCGATTTGCTCTTCGTTGAGTTCAAGATAGTGCTCCAGCACATAGCGAACCGACACCACGGGAGTCTGGTTGAGCGACGACGTGCCCAGCAGGATGGCAATGGCTTGCGCCTGCTGGTACTCGGCCTGAGCATCGTTCAGCTCATCGTTCACCGAGAGCGATGGCCACGCTGTCTCGACCTTGTTGTCCGCCGACCAGGGGTCCATTCCTTGCAGGACCTGGGCGATGGCCATCACATGCCAGATGAAATGGCCCATGAAGCGCTGGACATCGCGCAGGAGGCGGATGTACTGGACCTCTTCCTGGCTGAGCTGTGCTGTGCCCTGTGTGTCCTCTTCAAACCCGAGGTACGAGCGCGGCACGCGCAGCACGCCAAGGAATTTGCGGTGGAAGTGTTTTACATCCTCGATCTGCTGCAGCCCCTCGTTGCGCGGATCGATGGTGTCGATCTTGCTTTGCGACTGCACGACCTGGCCACCGCGCATGGGGATGGTCTCGGTGGTCAGGTAGTAATCGGTCATGACAGACCACGGCGACTCGCGCGAACCATCGATCTGCACGCGACGATTCATCGCCTGCTTGAACTCACGAACCGTCGCGCGCTTCTGCGCCTCAGACTGACCCGTGGTATCGATGTAGAAGATCAGCTTGAGTAGCGCGCGCACCAGTCGCCCCATGATCAGCGACTCTTCCTCGGCGTGTAGCTTCTTCCAGGTTGAGCGCGCTACGCGAAGGTGAGAGCGACCGTACTTGTTGGTGCCGTCGTGATTCCAACGCAGGTGAATGATCTGCCAGGGATAGAAGGCGGCGATGATCTGCTTGGTGTCAGCGTTGCGCTGTTCAAAGGCGCACTCGCCTTCGTTGTTGACGCACTTACCTCCCTCATAGCGGGGCGTTCCCATCATGAGGTTGCCGTATTCATCCTCGTTGCGGTACATCGTGCGCGCCGGTAGTTGGCGTAGGTCGGTCACCTGGCCCTGGCCGTTGATGACCACCTCAACAAAGAGGTCCCCATACTTCAGGCAGTTCCTGGTGAGGTGCGCAATGCGATCATGAATCCGGGTGTACTGCTCGGTCTCTTCGATGATCTGCTGAACACGAGCATTGGGGCTGGTGATGTCGCAACTGTGCTGCGATCCGTCCTCGGACGAGGTCGCATTGTTGGAGATGATGTCCAGGGCGGTGGATGCCTCCTCGCTCTGGCTGTCCAGCTCCTCGACGTCGTCGTAGGTGGCCAATCTGTCGGTGGATGTGCGGAAGAAATCGCCCCAGGGGTTGCGCGAACCCAGCTCAACGCTGGTGGAACCCGAGGCCGTGGTATCTCGCTCCAGGGGCTGCGGCCCAAGGCTGGGTGTGCTGGTCGTCCACAGCTTTGTGATGCGCGACACCAGCCCAGCGTTGCGCTGCGGCATAACCTGCTTGGCGTTGATCGCCACTAGTCGATATCTCCCATATCCACCCCAAAGAGGCGGCTCACAATGCGTGGATCATCGGGCGCATAGCGCCCAAAGGGCTTGGCGTAGTCAGATGGGCCTTCACGACGCTGCCGACGACCATCGGCAAAGTCGTGATCGTCCATCTCAATGGTGGGATGCATGACATTGGGCAAAACCACGTCGGCGGGTCGCACTGTGCCCGGTGTGACGGTGCCCGGACGCGTTCCCTTGCCCCCAGTGCCATGGACACCCGTCTTGGGGCCGTCCTCGACCCCCGTGGGAGCCTCCTTGGCCGTGTTCCCCTTGTTTTGGGGCTTCTGGCGCTGTGCGGGCTCGTCAACCTTCTTGCTGAAGGGCACGCGGGCCATCAGGCAACGTTCCTGGTGCGCGAATCAACCACTGTCTTGGTCGGCTGGAGGCTAATCTGGGCCACGGAGACCACCAAATAGCGCAAACCGTCCATAACGTGCTCAGCAGGCTGTGGTTTGGCGGGTTTATCCAGGAATTCTTGATCGTTGTCCTTGGATTCGGCCCAGACATAGCTGTCGAAGCAGTCAATGACGTTCTGGCACTCGCGCGAGACCTTCAACCGGCCGCTTTTGAGCCTGTCGGTGATGGCATCGATGCCTGAGGAGATGGAATTGTCGGCTTTTTCGATCGGATAGCCGCAATTCGCCGCTCTCAGCCACTGTTCAGGGCTTGCGGGATCGCCAAAGGCCCCGTCTACCTCGTTGAGACCCGCCATTTTCCACTCATCGACGTGCTCTTCGATGGTCAGACCGGCCAATTGGTAGTCCGCGACGATGTAGAGCACGTCATCGGGGCTCAATCGGCCCCACACACCCGTTGTGGGAGCGTTGAAACCCCAGTCGTGGCCTGCATAGGCGGGCCATTCGTGGGGAATCGAGCCCCTACAGCACTCACAATCGTTCCACGCGAACTCTTTGGCGAGGTCCACGAGCGCTGGTTCGGTGATGTCGGTAGGAAACACGAGTCCAGCGGGCTTAGCCCATTCGCCCAGGTAGTAAATGGCGAACTTGTCGGGGCGCATGTGCTTGCGCTGGTACTCAATCTCCTCGCGCGAGTACTCGGGATTGTCTGAGGACGAGCACTTGATCCACTCGACAAGGCCCTCGTCGGTGCCATTGACCCAGGGCTCATAGCAATCGGTCATCAGCCAGCCCCTGAAGTAGGGGATGGTGGTGATGAGGATCTGTCCGGAGCAGGCTCCTGTACGGCGGCGCAGGACATCCCAGGCGAGACGCGACATCAGACCCGCCTCGTCCATCCACCCGAAGTCCACATGGGGACCTTCGAGGTTGTTGGGGTTGTCCGCTGATCCGAAGATCATCTTGCTGCCGAAGTACGGCAGCGTGAGCAGCCCCTTGTCCTCCACGTAGCGCCATTGACACTCGATGCTGTCCAGGAATTTGGTCAGCGTGGGGACCATGAGGTTGGCGACGTGGCGCTTGTAGGCTGTGCCAATGGCCATGCCGAACGCCTCGGGCTTGGCCATCTGCTTGTACACCCATTTGGGGGCATAGAACGTCTTTCCAGCCCCAGTCCCGCCACAGAGAACGACGAAGCGCTTCTTGCTATCCCACGCTTTCTGCTGGTGGGGGTAGAGCTTCACCTGCAGACTGCGCTGACGCTGCCCCTGGGTCGCGGACGATGTCGATGACGACTGGGACACGTGATGCCTGCTCCCTGTTGTTCCCGTGACGCCGCATCTTGACCTCGACCTTATCGAGCTGGGCCAGCTTGGCACGATGCTCGCTGGCGCGAATGTACATCTCGACGGTACGGGCGTAGACCCTGCCAGCGGCATGGGTATCGGCGATCTCCTCCATCAGGATGCGCCCAATCTCCTCCATGCGCGCGATCTCCAGGAGCCTCATGGATTCCTGGCTCACCGGAATGGCGAAGCGCAGAGCCTTGGAGATGTAGCTGACAACTTGCTGGGCGTTCAGATGGAGGCTAGAGGCGATCTGCTGAATGGACTCGCCATCACGACAGCGCTCAAAGCACTGGCGCGATAGCTCAATGACCTCTAGGTTCTTGGACTTATGGCCCTCCAGCACGACCATGTCGCGAGAGGGTGGGTCGATAAGATCGTCGTTATCCATGGTGCAATGCTACGCTGAGGGCCTCATCGATCTCGCCCAGGAGGTTGCGAGCCTTGATGAGATGGCGGCGGGCGGCATGGCCGTTGCCAGCCTTCGTATGCTGACGGGCGCAGACCAGCTCCGTGGCCAAGGTGGCGATGGCCTCCTGGGCGAGGGACACGTGTACAAACGGAGGGTCGATAGGGACGACCACCGAGCGCACAACCCCCTTGACAAGCACCCTCAGGTGGGCGTAGTACGCCCACTACTGCGCGTAGTCAACCACACCACGGGGCGTTTGGTCAATACGTCCCGTTTTTCAGAAGGGGTCAGGCCCCAGAACCTCGGCCATTTGATCTGCGATCTGGACCAAGAGGGAGGGTAGAGGGCTCACGGGGAACTGCGCAACGAATGTTCTCCAGGGGTCCCCGTGGTTCTCCCAGAGGCGCCGCGTGACCTGGCTGTCCATCCTGAAGGACCGCCTCCAGATGGCCGCATCGAAGAGCCAGGCCTCCAGATGGTGGGCAGCATGCCAGCACTGAGAGCTGCGCAAGGCATCGAGAGGGGCGCCCTCATCGCCTAGGCCTCCAGCGCGATGCTCTCCGTACTTGGCCACTTTGACGCGAACGTCATAGAGATCGGGGTTCTGGTAGCGGAGCCACTGCCGAGCCACGGCTTTGGTGCGAGCGAGAGGATCGACCGTTTCCATCATCTCCCCTGGAACGCAAGAAGCCCCTACCGATAACCCACTGGGGACCAAACCAGCAGCGATAGGGGCTCCTCTCACTAGAGGGCCACCAGCCAGAAGACGGGAGAGCCTGACCCCAGTATAGGGGTTGCGGGGCTCTTCCCATGCATGGGTGGTGGATCTGTTACGTCAGCCCTGGGCGGGCTCGTCACCTTCCTGCGCGGGTGCCTCGTCCGTGGTCTCCTCGGTGGACGTCTCCGCGACGGTCTCCTCGGCGGGTGCCTCGTCCTCAGCGTGGGTCACGACAGCCTCGGTGCTCTCCGTGGTGGGGATGCCTTCGGTCATGGTGGTCTCCTGGTGTTCCCTGGTGGGCGATGGCCCTGTCGGCCTGAGTATGACAGACCTTGCACTTATGGCGCGTCCTTGCATTTGTGGGATACTGTGCAAATGAGTGGATCGGAGATCTATACGGCGGAGTGGTACGACGAGCAAGAGGTGGGGGCTGCGAGTTCAGCGGCTGTGGTCGTGCCCCTGCTGATGGAGCTGTTCGCCCCCGAGTCGGTGATCGACCTGGGGTGTGGGCGAGGGGTATGGCTGCGGGAGCTTCGCGAGGCCGGGGTCGCCCATATAAGAGGAGTTGAGGGCTCCTGGATGACGTCGGGGGTGGTGGACGAGATCGAGCACCACGACCTCGCAGAGCCCTATGTGGGCGACAGCTATGACATGGCGCTGTGCCTAGAGGTCGCCGAGCATCTGCCGGAGGAGGCCGCCGACACTCTGGTGGGCTCACTGGTAGGCCTGTCCTCGCTGGTGATCTTCTCAGCGGCCATCCCTGGCTCGGGGGGCACAGATCACATCAATGAGCAGTGGCCACAGTACTGGATCGAGAAGTTCGCCGCCCACGGGTACGACGTGTACGACTGTGTGAGGCCGGTGATCTGGGCAGACGAGCGTGTGGGATGGTGGTATGCGCAAGGCATGCTGGTGTTTGCCAAGCATGCGGGGCCGCGTTCGCTCGCCCTCCCGGCTGGGTCGGGACCCTTTGACCTCGTCAACCCACGATGCTTGGCCTGGGCGTTGTCGCGTGCTTGAGTTTGATGCCCAGGGATTCTGGGAAGCGCTGAACCGTCATCGGATTGCCCGGCACATGACATGGAGACAGGTGGCCAAGGAGTTGGGCATAGGTGCGTCAGGATTCTCGCGCATGCAGACCGGCAAGAATGTAGCTCTGGTTGCAGCCCTGCGCATGGCGCGCTGGTTGGATATGCCATTAGATGTTTTCGTATGGGAGAAGGGTGGAGATGAGCCCACTGCACAATAAGGCTGCGGTGATCTTGAAGACATGTTCGGGGCCACGGTGCAAGCGCTTGGTGACTTCTGTCTTCTGCTGCGAGTTCTGCATGAAGCGCTCAGACCGTGGGCTGCGCGGCATGGTGCCCGGCGACTTCACGCGGCATGGACACGAGATGCATTCCCCCACATGTGACCAGCGTCACGAATCACGGATGGCTGCCGGTGTTCGGAGATCCTGACGCACCACTGTGGTTCCGCATCCATACCCGAGGTCGATGGTTGCACTGGCACCGCGTGCGTGACAGCAGATCCACAGCGGGGAAGGCGACCATCTACCCTGCCTGTGGCGCCAAGACAGTCGTGCTCTATATGAACGAGGTGAATCACCTCGCCTATACGTATGACAGACCACGCGCAGCGCTCTGTGCGCGTTGCAAGGAGATTCCATGAGCTGCGTTGTATGCGATCCCAGTGTTTGTGAATCCACAGAATTGAAGAACCGTGGGCATTACACCCAGGGTTTGTCGCCACGCGAACTCTTTGTCCTGAAGAAGGGTGAGCGCATTGGGGATGTCATCGAGGTCTACACGCCCTTCCCGGCGCCGACCTCACCGAGCAAAGCTCTGTGTTTTTCTGGTGAGATGTGTTCCTGTGGCTCTGGTGACCTTGCTCGATACTGGGATGAGGATGGTCCTTTCACGGTGAGCCAAGAAAGGTCGGGGCCTAGCGACCCAGGTCTGTGGCCCGGCAACCCCATAGTGATTAGGCCTGCACGGTGATCCTATCTATGGCTACATCACCACAAACGTCGGCGCCAACTACAACCTTGCCAGCGGTGATGTGTTGAGCTTGACATGGAAAACAACGATCGTATGACTGCGACATCCATAGAGGCACTAGATCGTTTGTACAAGGCCTTGCTCAACATCATCACGGTGGGGCAGATGCGTGCAGCCATAGGGCATCCTGACAATGCTGCAGAGCGAGAGCTAATGAACGCCATGATTCAGGCTGAGGAGGTATTGGCGCAGATCCGTGTGGCTTCGCCATGAGGGGCAGGGGGGTCTACACGGAGAGGCTGGCCTTTACGCTCACGGCAGAGCAGCGTGATCGTTTTATTGAGGCTCTCGACCTGCTCATGGATAGGGGTGGGCGCTACATGACGTTGTCATCGGTGGTGCGTGGCATGGTGGTGCGCTGGACCGATGTGGTTCTTCGAGAGCGTGACGAGCCATGAGTGCCTTGCCGTGGTGGCGACGGGTGCGACGGTGGCTACGACGGCGTCGTCACAACGCTGAGATCGAGGCACGCACGGCAAGGGTGGAGGCGATCCTGGACGAGGCTGGTTTCAGCCTGGATGGGTTGGTGACGTATGGGACGAAGGAGTCGCGACAGCGGGCATGGCAAGGGCGTCAGCCAGTCCCACCACCTGAATCTCCACGAGCTGGCGAGGATGGCGATCCTGAGCATAAGCCCTGAGGGTGTGGTTCTCCACGGCGAAGGGCACCTGGCTGAGGTGGGGCCAGAGGTCCACGTCCGCCTCGGTGATGGCTGGGCCAGCTAGGAGGACGGCGCTCACCAGGTCGCGGTAGTGCAGGTAGGCAGCGGCCAGCTCTGAGCGGGAGTGGCACTCCACCGCTGTGAGGCCACCCTGGCATACCCAGCGCAGTCCCGTCTGGAAGGGGAAGAGGATGCCCAGGCCTGCCCCGCGCACAATCCTGCGGGCGGTGTGGCCATGAGCGACGGTGCCTCGGGGGAACCTGGCGTAGGTGTCCATGGCCCTGAGGGTATCATCGTTCCATGACCAACGAACTCACAGAGTGCCCCCTCTGCGGGAACCCAGGACGTCACATCCCTGCTGGGGTATCGCGCCATACGGGCAAGCCCTACTCGGAGTTCTGGGCGTGCAAGCACTGTCGCAACCCCAAGGACTTCTCGCGAGACCTCACGTGGTCCACCAGGGAGGGCTGGTCCTTCCTCAAGAACCGCCCAGCCCTCCGTCCCTTCCGCCCCTCGGGGGAGCGCATCACCATGGACCCCACAGCGACCAGGAGGGGGAGGCGCAACAGAACGCCCCAATCGTACTCTGTGGATTCCGGTGAGCGGGACTACGGGGAAAAGCGCCAGCCACTGCCACGGAAGCTGGCGTCACCCGTGACTCTGGACAGGTTCGGGAACGTCCTGGTCCCCGGCGAGCATCCCTGAGGTCTTGCGCGAGGGCATGGCTGAGAGGTACAGTCTCGGCGAACCTCTTGTTCATTGCGGTCAGCCGGGATCCGAAGGGCCTGGTGCCGTGCAACCCCGCCGGGCGTAGCCCCCGGACCGAACACCTCAATGGTTCGCCCCAGATGGTGGGCACGGGATTCCACGACGCAATGAAGCATTAGCCGCACGAAGTTTGAACACTTTGGGCGAATTGCTAAGAGCATACCGCAAGTATTCCAGAGAGCCAAAGGCGTAGCCAAGGCTCACAGAGAGAGCCCTTTTAGGGCTCACCGCCAGTAGCCCTGGAGCGAAGCGGATAGGGCATGACCCTGTGCCAGTGGGCACGTTTGGTCTTGTGGATGGGGCGCGGTAGCGCTGGTGTGGATCGATCAGTGCACTTGGGTTGAGCGCGAGTACCCGCTGTGTTCCACACAACGCGCTAACCGCGACCCCAGTCGCGCGATGGCCGTAAGGGCACACGCGATCGTCGTCCCCTGGACGAGCCACGCGTTGTGGGTCGCCTACCGCCACACCCTCAACGGAGATGGCCACCCAGCCATCTCCGTGATGCACTACGCGAGTTGGTGGCCCGTTGGTTTGTTCCAATCACCACACCTGGGTAAGGGCCTCCTCGGCCCCTGGCCATGTGGCTCCCCATTGATCCTTCGTGGTCTTGGCCCTGGACAAGGCCACACCTTTATGTACGATGCATGTTTGAACGCTGAGTGTGCGAATATACAGTCTTGCGTAGGTGACTGGCGTGGTGCGACTGAGTCGCCGGTATAGCCCTGATTTCCCCGCACGCGACGCGCGCGCATGCGGCACTCACCCCCCGGCTGGGTTTAGGCGATCGCATAGTGCCACGGCTCCGCCGACGGTCGAGGTTTCCCTGTGCGAGGCGTCGTGTGGTCGGAGTGTTGACGTCCATTCTGACCGGGTTTAGGTCAATCTGACCCTGAAATGTTGATGCGTTTGAGCGCGTTCCCTTCGAATACGCGCCGAGTTCAGGACGCCGCGTCTTTTGGCACGGCGCTTGACGCGGCTCCGGGGTGATGTGCTATCGTTCCCGACTGTCACAGAACAAACGTGACGATTGACACTTTGAATATCGACCCGTCCGAGGAATGACCGTCTCGGGCGCCACTAGGGAACGGCCCCCCGTAAGGCTCTAGTGGGGATAGGCGGGACTTACGGCCCGATGCGTGTCGGTGACAGACACGTCAGGTTGTCCGAATTGCTAACACACAAAGTCCAAACGGGGAAAGCCAGTGCCCGCGTTCGCGGGGATCTCGCCGTGAGATCGGAGCCGATAATCCCACCCTGCAGGATGGTGGTGGCGGTAGCCGCGCGTGAGCGGAGCCGTGGCAGCCGTGACAGTCCCGCGAGAGCGGGGCCGCCGAAAGGTGAACGGAGACACTAGGTACCGCCAGACTGCCCTCGGGACAAATTGGGGACTGAGGGTAAGGGGGTGACTAGGGATGCGGAGATGGTCCGCACGGCCCTAGCGCTATGCACTGCCTAGTGAGCGTGAGGCCCACGCGAACCCCAAACTCGACCAATTGCTAGGCGCCGCGTCCGTCCCTTTGATTGTGGCGCGGCGCCTAGCCTCACTAGAAGGGAGCACTGACCATGCTCAGACCGCAGAGCCGCGATGCGTTGTCCTTGCCGGATGACGTGTCAGGCATCCGACTGTCCGCCATGTCCCGGCGCCCCGATGCGGGACGCCAGTACGTCCGGCCCAGCTACGGCAAAGGTCGCGCGTCGGTGGCGGCACCGTCCGTCCGGGAGACAGGATCGAGCAAGTCCGTGCGGCGTCTCGCCGCGTTGACAAACCGCGATCCCCGCGAACTCGGGGCGGGCACGGCCACGTCCGCGACGTGGCGGGACAAGCGCGGAACCGTCTCGCGTAAGACTGTGTCGCCGTGTGACCACGGTGTCCGATGGATCATCGGCGACGATGGACACGGCCGCCATGCCAAATGCGCTTGCCAGAAGCGCGATCGTTCCTTTGTGCCGGAGACGGTCAACGCCGCCCCGGTTCACGTCAACCGTTACGAACGTTCCTTCGCCCCGGTTCGCGATCTCGCGAAGCGTAAGGCGCCGCATCGCGACGTGACGCCCATCTCTGACGCCGCCTATGCTGCCGCTGCGGCGATGGCTGCGGCAGCGGATCGCTCGCGATGATCCCTGACGATCTCGACGACGACGATTCCGCGTGGTGGGTTGCCGCCGCAGCCGACCGCTATCCCGATGTCGAGTTCACGGCGGAGGACATGGACGAATGATCCGCCGACGCCCCGACACTCGCCGCCTTGACGCTATCTGTCGCGCCATCGACTCTGAACGTCTTGACCATGCCCGCGCCGTGGCGCACTGGCAGGCATGGCTCCGCATCCCCGTGGGGTGGCGCAAGCCCTGGGGCTCGATCCCCTCACGGGACCTCCGCAGTGCCTGGGACCATGACCATTTGGGAGGATTCGCTCAGTGAAGACGCTACTCGCTTGGCTTGGAGCGATTGCCATCCTTGGTGTCATCGCATGGGGCCTGCTCACCACCTTTGGCACCGCCATCACCCTAGCCGCCGTCGTCGGCTTCATGGTGGGCGTCGCGGTGACGCTGGCCCTGATCGTCGTCGCCACACAACCCTGACCTAACGTGGCCCGGCGGCAGCCGGACCCCTACGTTTGTGCCGCTCGCCCCACTGCGATAAGGGGTTGACCTTGTCCCGCTCGTCTAGTGGCCCAGGACACCGCCCTCTCAAGGCGGGGACCAATGTTCGAATCATTGGCGGGATACCACAATTGATCGTAGTCGTCGGCACGACCGACGTGACCAAGACGCTACGAAAGGCGCCGTAGTCGGTCCCTCAACCAAGACGCGGCGTTCTTTCGTATCACACCCACGAGGACCACGCATGCCTAAGGCAAACACCATGATCCGCAGCCTCAGCCCGGCGCAGCTCAGCGAAGCGGCAGAATGCTATGCAGCGATCGAGAGGGCTTACGATCGCCATTATTCCAGCGAGGCCGAGAACATGCGGCGCGGCGCGGACGCCATGCTGTCGGCCCTGGGCATCACCGATCTGTCCACCTACGCGCAACCGCGTCGTGAGAAGTCATGCCCACACTGCCAACTCGACCATTCCGACCCCGAACCATGAGGAGGTTTGAACCATGCTGTCCAAGAAACTCGACACACCCACCCTGTTCCTGCTGGCCCGCAACCTGCGCTCCGCCTTTGTGTACGCGGAGATCCGTGAGCGTGGCCTCTGGCTCGACTACTGCAACGACCTGATCGCACGAGGGTACGACGTGCCCCCGCTCAGCGAACAGATCTCCGCCCCATCATGAAAACCGTCTGGCTACTGACCATGTGGCCCACGAAGGCGGTGGACCCCACATGATCCGCACCTTCTTCCGCAACTACGGCGCCCTGCTGGCCATCGCCGCCCTCTGGATTCTCGCCAGCCTGGTGGCACCACGATGAAGCGCCACCCGCCGATCGATGGCGACTGGTTTAGCTTTGCGTTCGCGTACGGCTTCGGAAATGGCCAAGCCAACAGGAGCGGCAACGGCTATGGCTACGGCTACGGCTACGGCTACGGCAATGGCAATGGCGAGGGCTATGGCTTCAGCGACGGCTATGGCTGTGGCGACGGCTATGGCTGTGGCTATTAGCCCAGTCCAACAAGGGCATGACCGCATCGTCTAGAGGCCAGGATGGCGCCCTCTCACGGCGCTGACGCAGGTTCGAATCCTGCGGTTACCACACCCCACCAAAACCCTAGCTGCTGACCACGGCTAGACCAACTCACTCGGAGGGATCACCACCATGCCCGTTAGGCGTGGACCCCACGGCCGTTTCGTTGCGGCCACTACCTCACCTCGACCGGCAGCACAGGAGTTGCCCGTCATCGCCGACGTGCCTCGCGTCGTCCCGCCAGTGCAAGCGCACGCAGCACGCATCCTTGCCCTGCGCAATAAGGAGGGTGACGAAGCGGCATTGCGCGAAGCATGGGAGAACACAGAGCAGGCCCGCAACAAGTTCACCGCAGCCATGGACAAACTGGTGGGCGTAGGCACGGTCATTGTGTGCGAATCCTGTGGCACCCCGGCCTGGTCCAGCAATGCAGGCTATGTCAACGGGAAGGGTGCGACATGTGAGCAATGCCTGGAAGACTTCTACTCCCACTGCGACGAGTGCGGTGAGTACGTTCTGAGCGACGATGCCCATTGGCTCAACGATCAGAGCTACTGCACGGTGTGCCGTGATCGCTACTTCAGAATGTGCGCAGGGTGCAACGAGTTTGCGCGCAACGATGACATGCACGAGGTGCAAGGCGCGGATTTCTGCGAACCGTGTTGGGATGATCTCCCGTACTGCGAAGACCATGACGTTGTCTACCGTGAAGGAGGATACTGCGAGCGTTGTGGCGACGGCACCGAGGTGGCCGAGCGCCCTGACGGGCTGCGCCACAATGACCCGAGGTGCCCATGCACAGCCCCCGTCCCGGACTTCCTGTTCCCCTATGTGGGTGGCGCCATTCGCAGCGATCGCATGGTCACGATGTCCATGCCCGCCGGTGTGATGGATGAGAACGGATCGTACCGCATCCTCAGCGTTCTCACCAACGCCATCTACAGCAGAAAGGACGGGCTAGCAGATCAACCTCAATGGCCAGGGGCGAGGGCTCCATACATGTGCGACAAGGCGGGCATGGAAACCGTCCAAAGACTGTGGCCTACGTTCGACAAGACGTGGCTCACCAAGGATGGCACGCTCCCCAAGCGCATCAGCAAGATGCTCTACAAGGAATGCCGCAAGTTCAAGGCATCGGCCGAGCTGCTCGCACAGATCGGGACCATCGCCACCGAGTACACACCCAAGGGTGGGGATGTTTACATTCATCTGACCCGAGACCTCGGCGAAGGCAGAAACGCCTACGGCAACTCCACTTCGTGTTGGTGGAGCGACTACACGCAGTCACGATGCACCTTCAAGGGTATCGGTGGGCTGGTGATCCGCACCTATGCGAGCGAGACGAGGACCCCCGAGAATCTCACGGGCCGAGCGTTCATCCTGCCCATCGACAAGGACTACAAGCCCACGCATGACACCGTGCTTGCCGCAGGCTACGTGATCTTCAACTGCTACGGCAGCGAACTCAGCGAGTACCGGGCACCTCGCCTCGTCTCGATGATGACGGGCCTCGACTACAAGAGGATTGGGTTCTCCCCGCCCGATGACTACATGGCCAATGGCTGCAAGGGTGGCTATGGCTATGGGGAGCTGGGAATCAACGCAGACTTCGGCTACCTCGTCGCCGCACAGGCCACCCTCGATGCCGCCCCGGACATCATCTACCCTCTCGGCCAGTGCTTCCCCGAGACAACCACCCACGGCATCGTGGTGAACCGCACCGCCGCCGCTCCGGCGGCCTGATGCTACACTCCGCCTCGACCACGTACTCACAGAGGACCAATCATGCCCCATCGTCGTGATGCCAAGGCCCCCAAGCGTGATCCCGCAGCGGTCCACGGCTTCGTGGCCGCCTTCCTGTGGCTGCGCGCTGCCCTCCGGGATAGGGAGAAGCGCCTAGCCATCATTGATGACGACGCCCCCATCAACCGACTGATGGACATGATCCCACAGGGACGCCGCCCTAAGGCCCGCAACCTTCTGGAGCGGAGATACCCCTACCTCATCTTTGGCCAGTGCCGGTGCCGACGCGAAACCATCCAGGTGATGCAGCACTACGACCGAGACTCCCTCAACGCCACCCATCTCTGCACCACCTGTGTTGCGGCGAACAACGTGCGCGAATGCACGCAGTGTCATTACGGAACACATCGAGCACGAGAGGCAGGCGGTGAGGTATATTGCACTAGCTGCTGGCGCAGGCGCCCCTTCTGCGAGCGCTGTGAAAGGCGAGACCAGGAACTTGTGGATGCTGGCGCTGGCCACCTCTTCTGCTACTCATGCCTTGCACTCCTTCCGGTGTGCCCACGGTGCGGTGAGCGATACTGGGGTGCACGGTGCCGGACACCGGAGTGCCGCAACTGTCAGTGTGAGGCACCCCACAAAGAGTTCGACTTCCCCATCGACGCCGGACGCTCCTCGCTTCGCAGCGACCGACCCCACGAGGTGACGCTCCCTTCGGGGATCATCGCCGAGGAGGGCTTGGTGGCCATCATAGTGCTCATCGCCAGGCTGCTCACCGAGGTTGGGTGGGACATCCCCAATCGGCGAGCACGCAATCTGGTGGATGAGGTTGGCAACCAGTGGATGAAGTCCACGGGTAGCTTTCCTAAGCGCCTAGCCAAGGCCGTCTATAAGTATTACGGCAAGGGCGCCAACCTCTGGGGCGTGAAACCCATAGAGTTGAGCGACGAGACCCTTGCTGACGTGGGCAACATCGCCAAGCAGCACACCATCAAAGAGGCACGCCACGTCATCGAGTTCACGCGCAACCTCAACCTCTCAGCAGCAGACTTCGCCCACCCTGAATCGTGCTACTGGGGTGGGAGCAAGCATTCACGCTGCGCCCTGAAGGGGTCTGGTGGCCTGGGGGTGCGCACCTTTGACGAGAAGTGCAGGGCCACCGGGCGGGCCTGGATCTTGCCCATGGACGACACCCTCATGCCCATGCTCGACGCCACGAAAGCCTCGGCATACTTCGTGTTCAATGGCTACGGAGAGATGAGCGGCTATGCGCCAGCGCAACTGGTCGCCATGCTCACCGGACTCACATACCGAAAGGTGCCCGTCCACAGCCCGCACGACATCATGTACGTCAACGGTGAGACAGGGTTTCTCGTGGCCACACAAGAGATTCTGGCACCCTTCGCTGCCGACAAGGGCAAGAGGCTTGATCTGACCATGCTGCAGAACGTGCACGGCGTACTACCCGAACCCTTGCACCCACCCACCAAGCTCGTTCAGAGGCCCCTAGATGTGGGCGCGCTGAACGCTCAGCTAGGAGCAGATATCCACGGACAGGACCAGCATCGGGTCGCAATCGAAAGGATCATCCTCGACCAACTACACATCGGCCCACCGGAGCGGGGAGTGGACTGGAGATTTCGCAACCCGCCAGTGGTGCAGGGTGTGGGCATCCAGCCCGAATGGGCCATCCGCGATCCGGAGCCTCTATTTGCGGGAGAGGATGACTTTGAATTCTAACCCTGACCACCCTCACTGGAGATGCCCATGAGCCAACGACGCGGGCGGCGTGGCCGCCTCAATCATTCGAAGTACCAAGACAAGGAGAGCCATCACGTGTCCATTCCAGAACCAAAGGGAGGGGGCGTGCAGAGATGGGACAGCGTTCGTCAAGAGTGGGTTGAGTGCAAGGACGAATACTGGGGCGAGCGCAGTGCACCCAAGACCACCAAGGTGCCCATGGACAAGGGGTTGTTCGCCAAGGTCAAAGAGGCGTTCGACTTCGACGTCCTGAAGAAGATCTGCACCATGCCCGAGGCGGACTTCGAGGAGTACGGGCAGCTCTGGGTTGCCGCAGACATGAAGCGCGCCGAGAACTACTACTTCTACCAGGACAACGGCGCCGACATCCTGGCGGTGGGGCACCTAGATTCCGTGGAAGACGAGATCAAGTGCGATATCGCCTGGGACACAGCCATGGGTCCGGTGGTCTTCTCGGGCGCCCTGGATGACCGCCTCGGGGTCTACGTGATCCTGGAACTCCTCACCAAGCTGGGGATCACGTGTGACTACCTGCTCACCACAGGTGAGGAGTCTGGGCGCAGTACCGCAGGCATCTTCGTGCCACCGAAGCGTCAGTACAACCACATCATTGAGTTCGACCGTGGTGGCACCGACGTTGTGATGTACGACTTCGACAACTACGAGATGCGAGAACTCGTGCGCGAGACAGGTGCCACCATCAACAGTCGTGGCTCATTCTCAGACATCGCCTGCCTCTATGACCTGGGGTGCAAGGGATTCAACTGGGGCGTTGGCTACCGTGACTACCACGGACCCAGGTCTCACGTCTTCCTCAATGACATGTTTGAGATGGTGACGTACTACCTCAAATTCCACGAGAAGCACAAGGACACACTCCTGCCCCACGTCAAGGAGAAGCCCAAGACCCACAACGGCTACGGCTATCAGGTCAAGGACAAGCGAGCCGACCGTGACGACCCACCCGCCGGGAATCACGAGAGCAAGATGTTGTCCCTGTTCGAGGGGTCAACGGACGTGGCCATCGAGGACTGCTGGACCCGCTGGGATCGGGAGGACCGTGAGTACTGGGAGAAGAAGCAACAGGAGTACGCGGGCTTCCCCGGCACGTGCCCAGGCTGTGAGAACGAACTGGTCTACGGCCTGTGTCGTGCCTGCAAGTACGACTACCTGCTAGACAAGCCAGTGCATGACGACGACTTCCACAAGTACCCAGACCATGAAGACAGGTCTCCTGTCAATGAGGTAGTCGTATGAGCTAATACCCCGACAAGAAACCAGGGAACACCAGTCACACCATCAACCATCAACCCAAACGGGAGACACCATCATGGCAATGAAGTGCAAGGACGCACTGCGTGAGGCGGCGGGCGTTGTCCGTCAGCATGGCTACGCCAACGCTCGTCGGGACAACGAGCCCGTGACCATCCAGGAGGCCCTGCGCCAGGCGGTCTTCAACGACCGCAACCGGGCCAAGGAGCCGCGTGCAGAGAAGTACGTGGCCCGATTCCTTGAGGCCATGGGCTTCGACAGCATCGAGGATTGGGAGGCGGAGACCAACCGATCCAAGCAGGAGGTCATCGCAGTCCTCGTCGGGGCAGCAGAGCTGGCCTCGGACGACAACCTCTGAGATCAACGGGGGATGGGCAGGAAGCCCATCCCCCTTCACTGCAGCGAGAGGAGAACGATGCACGTCCATTGGCACAGTTTCGTACACAGAGACTTAGCGTGGAGTTATTACGAATGCCGCTGTGGCTCACGTGAAGCCAGGAAAACACACCAAGGAATCACGGGCCCAAAGGACCGTCAATGGCTAGCCGGGGGCAGCTTCACAACGCAAGCAGAGAACAGAAGGAAGCTATCCAAGCTCGCCATGGACTGGAGAGATGGTCGCAATTCATGATGAATAGCGACGACGCCGCAGAGCGCCTTGCGCTGTGGATCAAGGACCAGGCGCCCGCAGACTACACGCTGCGCCAGGTGGACAAGGACATCGACACCGTACTCAAAGAACTGAGAGCTCTGCGCCACAAAGAGGAGACGCGATGAGAAAACTCATCGGCCACGTGAATGTCGATGCGGGCATGGTCATGGTGGGCGACCCCTGTTATCTGACCCGCTGGAAGATCAACCGTGACACCATGGACATCGGCGAGGGCAGGCCTGGCCCCTACACCTACACCTACGAGGGGGCCTGCAATGGCTCCATGAACTCAGATCAGGGTGCAGAGCTGGGCAATGGTGATGCTATTGTTGTGCGCAGCGGCTACGGCGACGGCACCTATCCTGCCTTTGTCGAGTATACCGACGGCAAGGACGGCTGGGGTCGGCGCGTGAAGTGTCTCATCGTTGAGTTCGTCAGTGATGACGCGGACGAGGATGACGATGAAGTTTGAGGAGCTAGCCACCGAACTGCGCGAAGCCTGGAAGGAGTACTACGGAGGCAGCGGCATCACTGGTGCCCACTTCCGTCTCGACACAGCCATTCATGAAGCGGCCCAACGCCTGGAATCTCTGGCCTGGGCCGACGAGGACGACAGGACCAAGCTCAATCAAGGGAGAGAGAGCAATGAAGGATGAACTCGACTTCAACGACGTCATCGGAGTCAGAGTGCGCAACAAGTTCTCTGGCATCGCGGGATACGTGCGCTCAACGTTCGAATCCCTAACTGGATTCCAGTGGATTGCCGTTCAGCCACCCATCAAGGAAGGCGAAAACACCGAGCCCAAGTTGATATGGTCCGACATCTCGGACTGGGAGTTGCTGAAGGCGACTCGCCTCTCTAGGCCATCGCCACCTGACCAGCCCCACCAGATCTTTGACCTGGGCTCACGGCTTAGGGACACGGTCACGGGGTTCACGGGGATCGCCACGGGCAGGACCACGCATTTCAACCACTGCGTCTCCTATGACCTTCAGTCGGAGAAGCTGAAGAAGGAGGATGGCTCCACGGGAGCGTGCGAATCCTTCCAGGCTCCACGCCTGAAGCCCCTTGACGGGACCAAGGTGATGAAAGAGGTCAAGCCGCTGCCCACCGGGGGCGCCGAGACGTCACCCATGAAGGGCGTGTGATGGCCAGGATCACCAACATCGAATGGAGAATCCGTCTCGTTGAGAATGAGTGGCGCGCCCTCACGGAGGTCACCATCCCCGCCATGCCCGTGACCGACCTCCCTGCATGGCTGGCCACGCTGCCGCCGGGCGGGGAGGTGGACGACCACGCCTATGGCGGACACCCCCTCATCCAATGGGACAGGCCCGCAACCCCCGAGGAGATTGAGGTGGGGAGGGCCGAGCTTATCGAGCGCCAGAAGGCCACCGTTGAGAGCTATGAGTATGGCCTGCAGTATGCTCGCGCAGAACTCGACAAGACTCTAAGAACCCCATGAACACAGCGACCTATGCTCAGGCTCACGACGAGGAACACCCCGCAGCCGTTGATGATTGCTTCGTCTGCGACAACCCCATTGATCCCGGCCATTCCGGCGACCAGAGGATCTCCGTCACACCCGCCATGTACGCAGCCCTGCGCGCCTGGCGTCAGGCGGACAAGGAGCAGCGCCGCATCATGCTCTCTGGTGATGCGGGCACCTGGAACATTGAGGAATGGGTACACCACCGTGATGCCCAGGACGCAGCCGCCGATGTCCTGTGTCACCTGGTCTTCACGGAGATCACGGCCGAAGGCATTGAGTTCATGCGCAATGAGGAGAGAAGATGAAAGTAAGCCGACGTAGCTGGCACTATCG